ATCCGATATGATCGGGCCTGATCTCCTGTGGCTTGCAGCATGGGCCTTGATCGTCTTCATCGCCTCCTTCGCGGGCGCATACCTCGGGGCGCATTGAAAGTAACGGTTGCTTGGTGCGGTATCGGAAAGCGGCAAATCCAACTGACTGTAGATCAGCCGGGGTCTCCCCTTCGCAGGTTCGAGTCCTGCCCGCACCACTTGACAAGTCAGTAATCTTGATGTAGGATGATGATCTAACAGGAGGCGTGATATGGAGGAGACCAAGAACCAATTGCAGGAAGGACTCAACATCGTCGAAGGGGACTCGGCTCAGGAACTCATGACCGTCATGGGTGAGATCATGCAAACGCAGTCGGGGAGCTATGGGTTGTCGGGGTTCGCTATGGCTCCTCGTCCTTTGACCGAGAATGATCCGGAGGGTGTCCCGACCTACCGATATGCTCTCGTCATCATGTTCCAGCCCGGAATGCCTGTGGGGAAGATTGCCGTACCGCGTACTGAAGCCAAGATGAAATTCAGACCTAACTAGGAGGCTCATCATGAGTGAAGTAGGATCGCAGGAAGCAAAGACGATCTCCGACATTGGGGAGATCGCAGCGGAGGTCGGGATTGTTCAGTCCCAGCTTGGAGACCTCGCCAGGAAACTCAGTCCGGTCTCTTTTCATGGGCCGATTACCGATAGTCCAAAAGAGAGCCCGGTTCCTCCCCGACCTCCCATCTCTCCTGTGCGGGAGTCGCTTCGCCAGCTTCTCTTGCAAGTCAAGGACGCCAAACGCTGTGCCAGCGAGATCATCGGCACGCTCGACATCTAGGCCCAAGGAGGCCCTTCATGGCTAAGACAACGATTACCGAAGCACTCGCAGAGTTCAAGACGATCGACGCGCGGATCGTCAAGAAGATCGAGTTCATCAATCTCTACATCGCGCGGCAGGAAGCTCTGAAAGACCCGATGGAGAAGGATGGGGGCTCGGCCAGTGTCCTGAAGAAAGAGCGGCAGGCGCTTGGTGATCTGTTCGAGCGCAAGATTCTTCTGCGTCAGGCGATCCAGTCCGCGAACGCTGACGTGATGCTGGATATCAGGGGGACGACCCGCACTATCGCGGAGTGGCTGACGTGGCGGCGTGAGGTCGCTCCGGTCTACCAGGGATTCCTGGAGGGATTGGTCAAGCGTCTGAACCTGATCCGCGCGGAGGCGAAGTCCAAGGGCTTCGCGGTTGCTCAGGCGTCGGCCCAGATCGGGGAGTCCAAGCCGAGCGATGTCATCGTCAACATTGACGAGAAGAAGCTGGCCGAAGAGCGTGAGGCTCTGGAGGAAACGCTGGGTCTTTTGGACGGCCTGCTATCGCTGAAGAATGCGACGACCCAGATCAGCGTATAATGGCGTAGAGGATTTTCGGCGACGATAGGAGAGAAGTCAAGACGCCCGTACCCGCGATAAGGTACAACTACACTTTGGGATGGTTATCCCTACTGCTGCTTTGTCGCCTTGTATGACCTAGTAGCGTCCATGGCGAAGAAGTTCATCGCTCAGGGGTCAACGATTTTCTTCCCGAACGCTTAGAGGACAAAGGATAGGGCTGCATCAAACCCGCGATCAACCCGACTTTTCCTCTCTTGACAGGAATCTTCTAGGGCGTGGCTGTCGTTCGGAAATCCTATTCCCTGGCCCAGGCATCCCCCGCATCGTGTGGGGGATGCCCTTTTTGGGCCTACTTGCATTGGAAGCTAGAATGGCCGTACAATGTAAGTAACGGGAACGGAGGTTTACATGGCAAGGAAGTGGGCAAGTCGGGCCTTCGACGAAGCCAAGGAGGGCTCCCTCAAGCGCCTGGGCTGGCCGGATGGGGGCAAGCTAGTTGAGGCTGCGCGTAGGGATCGAAAGCTTGTGGTAGGAAAGCTTCTCCCCCTAGCAAATGCGTCTGCTGACTTGGCGACACGGGCCAAAGCCAAGTCCATCATTGCACGGATAAAACGAGAACTTGGGGAGAGCTAGATGCCTTATGTCGTTCAGCAGCGGGGCAACAAGTTCGCTGTGGTCAACCCGGATACCGGGAAGGTCTACGGCATTCACGCCTCCAAGAAGAAAGCCCGCGAACAGCAGAAGGCTCTCTATGCCAATGCTCCTCCTGAGAAGGAGAAGTAGTTTCTGATCTCTCCTGGTGAGAAGGAGAACTATGCCGCCCCCGAGCCCGAAACATCTGCATTTCAAATTCAATAAGTGGGGGCCGACGCCGATCGGCCCGCCTCCTCGACGGAAGGTATTGGAGGTAGATAAGTTCTTCAGGAGAAAGAAAGAACTGGCCCCTGTATACAACTATGGGGGATTTCCTTTTCGTTGGACGATTCGGAAATCTGAGAAGATGTAATGAGGAGAAAAGTCCATGCCCTACCCCCCGCTCCCCTCGGCCCTGCAATTCATGAAGGAAGACCTACAGCGTCTCAAGGCTCTGCGAAGGCAAAGTCCCGCTCTCGCCAAGCCGGAATTTCAGCGATTGAAGAGCATCTTGACTCCGCTACAGCTACGCCAGATGCACGATTACATCGCGTCGGTGCGTGATTGGAGGAAGAACAAGCCTCCGGTCATTACTCCGTCGGGGTAGGAAATCCATGCCAACGCCTCCCTTCTATCCGAAGCTCCCATCTCCCAAGCATGCCAGGTTCAACATCGCGAAGAAACTGAGGACTATGTATTCGGTATGGACTCAGACTCCGCTGAAGACCTTCCGTGAGACGATGACTAGCCATGTGTCAGGAGTGCATTCTACTAGACGCCTATCTACGAAGATTGAGACCGGGGGCAAATGAAGCCCTTTGTCGCGTGGCTCAAGACCCGTCCGTTCTATGTACGGCAGAATTGGGACTGGAAGAAGGGCGAACTCTCGGGGCCGGGCAAGTTGGTCTTGGCCCCCCATCAGGAGAGAATTCTTGCACACTGCTTGACTCCGGATGAGAACAACGTCTTACCCTATACGACAATCGTCTACTCCTGTCCGATGAAGTCGGGCAAGACGACCTTGGCAGCGGCGGTTGGAACCTGGGCAGCGGAGGAGTTCGATGAGGGATCGGAAATCTATGCCATCGCGAACGATGAGGAGCAAGCAAGATGTCGCGTATTTGGTGACATATCGTACCACGCCGCGAAGCTTGAGCGTCACGATATCCGTCGATTGGCCCTGCGAGTCGAATGGCCCAACGATACCTTCGTTCAGGTTCTTGCGAAGGAGCACCGATCGGCGTCAGGATCGCGCCGTGCTGTAACGCTGTGGGATGAACTATGGGCCTACCAGTCTGATCTCTCGCGCAAGATGTGGGACGAGATGACGCCCATCCCCACAGTCCGAAACTCGCTCAGGGTCATTGTGACCTACGCGGGCTTCATCAATGAGTCGAAGCTTCTCTGGGACATCTACAAGGAGAACGTCGGCCCGGAGGAGCACAAGGATGGAAAAGGTGAGAAGGTTCCGGGGCTCGAAGACCTACCCTGCTGGCGTCACGGACGCACCTTCGTTTATTGGGATCATGAACCCCGGATGCCCTGGCAGATACGCCCATACTATGAGGAGCAGCGATCCGCTCCGGGCATGACGCCAGCAGCCTACTTGCGCTTCCATGAGAACCGATGGGTGACATCGCACGAGTCATTCATCCCGGACGAGTGGTGGGCGGAGGCGTCTCGGCACTTCGATCAGTCGGCGGAGATTTGGGAGGGACATCCCTACAGGTACTACCCGGTCTCGATTGCGGTCGATGTCGCGCCCAAGCATGACGGATCAGCCGTCATGGGGACGACCTACGACTCGATGGTCGGGAAGTGCATTCTGCTCTTCCATCACATTTGGACTCCGCGTGAGGATGAGGTTTTTGATCTGGAGGATACGGTCGAGAAATATCTGCTGTGGGCCTTCCGGACATTCAACGTGAATGTGGCGCTGTATGACCCGGCCCACTTCCACCGCTCGATGACGGCGATCCTGAAGAAGGGATACAAGATGGTGGAGTATCCCCAGACAGTCAACAACATGCAGGCCGCGACCCAGCAACTCTTCGACCTGCTGCGCTACAAGAACCTGTGGGCCTATCCGGATGATGAGATCAAGGCCCATCTACAGAATGCGGTAGCCGAATCGAAGGGGCGGGGCTTCCGCATCGTCAAGAACGTAACCTCCGCCCATGTTGACGCAGCCGTGGCCCTGGCGATGTCTGTCTATGGGGCTGTAGAGCGTCAGTACGATTCGGCTACGGAGATTCGAGTGGACATGCCCTTCGCAGATGCGTCGGGTCGGGTAACTGAACGGGGGGACGAATTCCTTCCTCCCCAACTGAGGTCTTGATATGGCTGACACGACTCCAGCAGCGACGAAACAGAAGGATGAGATTCTCGCGTTCTGGCGCAAGTCGAGAGACGACTGCTCGAAGTGGCATGAGAACATCGTGCGCTGGCGAAACCTGTACGAGTTCGATCACTACTCCGGACAGAAAGCGCCTAAGGCAGGGGAGCGGCGCTTCTCTGATCCGACTCCGACCAATACGGTCGATCTCGCGGTCGGCATCTTGCTTGGCAACCGACTGGATTGGAAGGCTCATGGGTGGAGGCCATCTTCGACGGAAGAGAAGGACGCCAGCCACATCGAGAAATATCTGGCGGGTGTGCTCGAAGTAAATATGGAGCGGGAGCAATGCGATCTCATCTATGAGACCATTCTGAATTTCGTCCGGGATGGCTGTGGTATCGTCTACACGACATGGGATCAGAACATCGCCAGCCAGGTCAGAGAGACCGTGGATGTTCCCGACCTTCAGGAAGGAAGTAGGAGTGTCGTGGCCTTCATGGAGCCTCCGCTCCGAGTGCAGGTCATTGATCCCTTGCTCATGACGCTGATTCCGGGAGGGGATCGCCGATGGTTGTGGCAATTCCGCACCGAACTCAAGTCCGTCTTGGAAATTGAGACGACCTATCACGTTCTTCCGAACAAGTATGTCGGAATGGACATGACGGCAAAGGCGGGGACGAGGGGTGTCCTTATCGATGCGTGGTGGATGGAATACCCTGGTGGGGTTCCTGAAGTCTGGAACGCAGGTCTGTTCGAGGATGAGTTCATCTTCCCTGTCCGCAAGATGGATGGATACGACCTGCCCTACACCATCGGATTCTTCAAGCCCATTGGGAGCAAGCCGGAGTATTGGGGTCATGGAATCCTGCGCCCGATGGAGACTTCCATTTCGGAGGTTGAGTTCTCTATCAACCGACGTAGCCGACAGATCAACGTCTTCTCTGGAATGCCATTTGTCATTCGGGCGGCGGCGGGCCGAAAGATCAACCTCGATCCAGGATTCGGAGAACCTATCCAGATAAACCCGGACGAGAACATCGGCTTCCCTGAATGGCGCGGAAGTCCGCCCGATGTGCAGTTGCACTTGGACTTCTTCCGGTCGCGCGTTCAGCAGTCGGGCTTCTCAGATGTCATGTATGGCTCCGGCCCGAATCAGATCGCGGGCTACGCACTCTCGCAATTGGGAGACCAGAACCGCATTCGTCTGGAGCAGCCCGTCACCCATCTCGAATTGATGTGGACAACTTGGGCGAAGAAAGCGCTGCGCTTGACATCCCACTTCGCTGAAGGGTCTATTGTTAGGACGCATGGGCGCTTCCGGGGCGCTGACTTCTCGGCCCAAATCTTCGGAGATGAACTGGCTGGGTTCGCGGTCAAGGCGATCGTCAAGCCCGAATTCCCGAACGAGCAGGTTCGCAAGCACGCGATGGCGACGCAGGTCAAGGGCATCCTTCCGGATCGTGTCATCATGGAAGAGTACCTGGGCCGTGAGCAGCCGGACGAGGATCGTGAGATGAAGCTGGCGGAGATGGCTCAGACCAGCCCGCTTATGATCCAGTACGCGATCATGGGTCACTTGAAGGAACTCGCGGACGGAGGAGATGAAGCCGCGAAGGTTGTCTTGGAGCAGGCGAAGCAACAGTTACTTCAGGGGAAGCAGGGCCGACCGCCTGAGCCCAATGCGCCTGAACAGCTTACGGGTCTTGCATCCCCGACGGGAGAAGAGATCGCTCCGGGCGAAGCGCCTCCAGGCCAGTCGGCAGAAGAGACGGGAGCGGCCCCTAATCCGCAAATGCTGACGGGAGGTTTGCAGTGAGAACCTTTGGAGAATACTCCGAGCAACTCAAGTCAGCCGTGGCGAAGGGAACGAAGCAACTGAAGAAGGTTGTCGGTAGCGACATTGATGCCGACCTAAAGCTCTATAATCAGATGACGCCAGGAGCGTTCGACGCAATCCGTCAGAAGTACGGACAGGATGCCCTTGAGGAATACATCAAGGTCATGGAGGCGAAACGACATGGCATTGAAATATAAGCCAAAGGCAAAGCCGAAGGCGAAGGCTCCTCCGCCCAGGCCGAAGACATCTATCAACGCTTACGAAGCTGCCCGACGTAAGGCGACTTCGCCTCCCACGCCGCAGGGTCGTCCATCACACGCTTTCTTTCCTACGAGCACAGTAGGGATGACGAAGGCATTCCCGAAGACTCTTGGGTCGGGGACGGCCACCGGGCGTCCGCAGAATGCCTACATGCCTGTATCGGCGGCTTTGGCTGCGGCATGGCCGAAGAAATATCTGCCTCCGCCTCCTGCACATAGTCAGTACGCTGGTGACACCCCAGCGGAGCGTGCGGCGCAAGAGAAGAAGGCGTTGGAGCAGGCGAGGACTCCGATGCGTTGGTGGGCGGGCGATCCGCGCTTCCGTGATCTGTCAATCCGCGAACGGAATATGTCGGGGCCTGCTGGCTGGGCCTACACGACTCCCTTCGGTACAGACCTGACTCCCGAGGCGGCGGCGCAGATCGCCGCGGTGCAGGCCGGAGAATTTCCAGACTACTTGCCTCCAGCCGTAGCCGAAATCCTCGGAATCTCAGAGACGGATCGGCGCAAGTATTACGAGAAGTATACGGACTGGTCGCTGATCCCACAGCCCGAGCAGGATTATGGTGGGGACGGTGGCGGAGGGGACGGTGGTGGTGGAGAGACGCCCGTTACATGGACAGAGACCTACAAGGTCGAGGGCGCACCGTCCTGGTGGAAGGGTCTGACGCCTTCTGCCGTAACTCCGGAGTCGTCCTACATCTCGCTCATGAACTCTCTGATCCCCTTCCTTTCGGAGGAGGATCAGCGCACCGTTGCATCGAACGTCTCGCGCATGGCGGATGCGTTTGGGGGTTACTCCCCGACGA